AACTCACCTAAAATGTGGAGGTTTGTCGTGTTTGAGGTATCGAGTGTAAAAGTATCTGTCGTCGGTCCACCAAAAGTCCTGGATAATTTAAACGTGTCATCACTTTGTGTATATCCGAGGAAGATGTTCGAGGCACCCGGTTGATCCACCATGAGTACCGCCGTATCGTATGCTCCGTTGTTTCCTGTACCCATCTGTATAACAGCATTCGAAACCACGAGGTTATTCACACTCGTATAATCTGGAATCTCTGTGATGGCCAGATTTCCAGAGATGTCTACATCACCGATGATCCGAAGGAAACCATCTTGTACGACAACGTTACCGTTTTTAAAGACTGCAACGTTCGCACCCGTATCGGCTGTAACTTCAGAGCCGACCGTCAATTGTGTACCTATCGTAGCATTCGAAGAGAATGTATTTCCAGAAATTTTCAAAACGTTCGATGCGTTTTGGTCGATTAAAAATGTACCGGAACTTGTTTTGAGTGTGTCTGATATGAATACGTTTGTGGCTACAACATTCCCGTTGATGATGACAAGATCTTGACGTGACGTGTCGATTGAAAAATCGTCGACACCAACCTGAAAATTGTTAAAGAGTTGAGCGGTGGGTACGTTTATACCCAACTGTGTCACCGTCGAGCGGTTGAGCGTCGTGATTCCCGTGAACCGTGTATCACCTGTGGCGATCAGTTCACCGGACAAATTAAGATTCGAAACTGTAATCTCATCCGCTGTGATTTCACCAGCATCGATACTCGCAACACCCGAAATAACATCCGTCTCTCTGGGTGCGGCATCTAAACTGCTGACATAAATCTGGCCGGCCGTGACAAGAATGCCTTCTGCCTGCGTCGCCATATACATTAATTACCGAATAAAATTCCAGCTAAACCATCCTTGATCCTGAGTACGTTATAGTTGACGGCATACACATAGGCATGAGGTCGATTCACGGCTTCGACACCCCTGAGCACGAGCTTCGCGTTGTCGAGACGACTAAAGTTACATGACCCCGATGGATTATATTCTGAAGCGTTTACACAAAAGTGATACGCAAAGTATCTCGTGTACGTCGGTGAATGGGTTGGAGGGTTATAGTACGTTCTACCATAGGTTGACTTGTAATAGTTTTGGATCGTGTGGAAATACGTCGGGCTCATATTTTCAAAAAGAGGTGTACCGTTGATGTACATATCCATGTTTTTAAACGAAAATCGATCGAGAGCTGGGTTAATCTGACTGGCACCGAACCCAACAAATAGGGACTTGACAGGATGGTTAAATGCCGAAATGTCAAAGGTGTTGTTTCCACCAGATTGCGTCACGTTGTCCGTGATGGCTTCGAGTGGAAACTCGATTCGCTGTGTCTGGGTAATGACAAAATCCATCGAGCGTTTCACAAGTCGTTCCCGTTCTTCCGTATCGAGAAAGATGTAATTTCCATACATATGTGCCCGCTTTTCAGTCCCGGGGATGTTTGCAGTGTTCGCTTCGTTGAAATTAATTCGTATCTCAACCTGATGATTCTGGAGTGCGACCAGGGGTAAGAATGCCTTGTGATCACAGAAGAAGAAATGAAGCGGAACAAAAAACTTGTTGGAAAGAGAAGCCTTGTTGTTGAGTTCCTGTGACTTGTTATACGTGTCCGCTAAGTAATTTGGCCAAATCTCACTGAAATAATCAAAGTGTTGCGAATCAATCTTCTGTCCACCGATAAAGAGATCGATCGTCGAATTATAAAAAAGATTCGATGCGATGTTGTCTCGACTGTTACTACCAGCTTCAAACCAGAGTCCATTGATGACATCTCCCAAAACTGGGATGGTGATCGACGTGTCATCGACGGAAATTGTTTTTATAAACTTTGGTGCTTGGGAAAAATTCGTATGCCTCGTAAACTTCGTACGGAAGAATGAATGTCCTTCATCACTCATGAGATAAACATCTTGAACACCTTTAGAAACAAGTTGTATTAATGCACCAGACATTTAATAGTTGTTCAGATTATAAAAACAGACACTTTCCCTGAGGGAAGTCACTCTTCTTTTCTTCGATAACCTTCCCGTGAATCTTGAACCCACCTTGACGATACACTTTCATCCGCTTGTAATACATCGCCGTAAATACAGACCACGGATCGTGGACGTCGTATATGTGTGGATCATTCTTCTTACCCTTTGTTTCTCTCATGATGCGACCGATACTTTGGGTAATGTCAGACTTGGGACTAGCTAGAATGACAGTGTCGAGAGTTGGAATGTCGAGACCTTCGTGGGCTTGACTGAATGTCGCGAAGATGATCTTCTTCTTGGAAGATTCTTGGAGAGCCGCCTCCTTCATTCCACCCATATAGAGACCCGATGTTTTGGGAAAACATTGATGGAGAAGTTCACAATGCTGACGACGGTCACTGAGAACGAGCAGCTGTCTCGTACCAGCTGAAGCCTTTTTGACAAGTTCCACCAACATCTTGTTTCGCGCCCTATCCTCGACGAGTTCTGTGATCATGTTGGGCATGGAAATCTTTCCATTACGCATAGATGGTGGTGGGTTTCTGTAATTTGCCGAATCGAAAGTCACGGGAAACACTTCAACCTGTTCTTGATTTTTTCTTTCAACCGCAAAAAATGTTGGACCCATAAACCAATGAAGAACTTTCGTGAGACCATCTTTTCTTTCTGGAGTCGCTGAAAGTCCAAAGACGTGTCGGGGACACATCTTGAAGAGACTCTGACTAAACACCTTCGCACAGATGTGATGGGCTTCGTCGACAATCAAGGTACCCACAGTGTCAAAGTCTGTGAATGAGTACTCCTTGAGGGAAAGAGATTGAAGCATCGCGATGACAAAATCACAGTCAACCTCCTTCTTGTTCTGTTGAACGACACCAATCGTAGCACCCGGGCAGAATTGTTGAATGCGTTCACGCCACTGATCAGCCAAAAATTGTTTGTGAACGACAATCATCGTGCGGTATCCTAGCTTACAGGCTATGGCAAGGGAAACCGTCGTCTTCCCATACCCACATGGTAAAGAAAGGACGCCATGGCCTGCCTGAATTGCTGCTGCGAGTGCTTCGTTCTGGTGTGTAGCGTCTCTGAGCTGCCCGACGAATCTGGTCCGGATACGGGTGGGTTCTGGTCTTCGATCTTCACCAGGCTCCCCAAGTTTAGCAGTTCCGTAGAATCTTGGAACGCACACTCCATTCTTAGTTGCTCTGAAAACTTTGAAAGGTGGTGGAGGAAATCCAAAGTCCCCATTCACGATAGGTCTTACCGTAAGTTCTTTTTTAATTTCTTGGATTGGGCCTGTATTCACCAAGTAACCAGTTCGAGTGAGCATACTGATTTAAAGAGGAAAAACTTTAAATGAGTACAAAGATGCCTATCGTCGACGTCGAAGAGAACATTAAGAAGCTTCGTATGAACATCGAGCAGATGACACAGGAAGTATTCAGGCTTCAGGGTATGCTCCAGACTTTTGAGGGGTTCAAAAGGGGTGGCTTGACCCAGATTGATCTTCCTCATGATCCCACTGAACAGCTCGAGAGTATCCAAGAGAAGCCCGAGTAATCTCCAACATTCCAAGCACCCTTGAACTCTACGACAACTTCCGCTTCATCACCCTTTATAAGAGACTGTATGGGTCGACCCCTGACCTCGCACATCACTCTCCTATAACGGAACGGAACTTTCACCGTGAGTACATGACCATCGAGAGGGTTATCTATTTTTGAATTCTGTATGAGATGCATCTTCGATGTGTGCGTACGCTCGATGATTTCAGAAACTTTTTGAGGAATCACAAGGCGTACATACTTTTTATTATTGAAATCGTACAACGGTTCATAGACTTTCGCCGAGAACTTCATTGATTTCTGTTACGGTACACTAGAATTAAAACTATAAGTATCACGAGTGTGATCGAAATCACTTGAGAAAGGAGAATAGGCTGAAGAGGCTCTCTCGTACCGAATTGCTGGTGACTCAGGGCTCTTGAAACTTCGACAGCCGCTTCTATGCTCGAATAAGGTGTCTTCCTGGGAGACATCATACCACACATCGCAACCTTCGAACACTTTCCAAAAAAGGGGAGCTGTCCATGAAGACTGAGAACACCTGACGATTGCGAGAATTCCCAACGCTTTCCTTTCCATTCGGCACCCCACGCGATTCGCATTTCTTTGGGACTGGGAAGACCCAACTGTTTGAGTACTTCCGACTTGAGCATTTCTGGATTGGTCACCAGAATGTCTTCGTTGAGGTCACATATGACACAGGAAAGTGTTTTACCATCGGAGAGTACCTTGGGTTGAAGATTCCACCGTGTTTTCGTAGCGATTTCGAGATCGGATTGAATTTCAATTGGATCTTCGTAATCTAAGAGAACATTGATGGCACCATACGTACTCTCCCGCACTTTTTTGTCTGCGTCCTCACCCCAGTTTTCAGCGAGAAAGTTTAGGGCTGGGCTGTTATCGAGACACAAAAAGAGCATACCATCTTCTATGATCGTACCATTCGAAAATTTGGCCATATACGTATCTTCGCCATATGCGACACTTGTGAGTTCCACGTTAAACACAAAGTTACCACCAGCATCTATGACTGCGTTTTCCATGGCATCGCACATAATTTTGCCAGAAACCTTCTGTGTGTAAGGCTTTGAAAGACCAACATGATTCAGGTTTTGTACAAACTCGTATGCGGACATGACATCCCATGTGACACCATCCATGATCAGCGGTAGATGCTCGATGAGAAGTTTACCCTTTTCACTCAGGGTGCCGACGGCATCTTTCACGGACACAGATTTATACTTGTTTGATTGTGACAAAACGCGAGCGAACATCGCGATCAGGGTTACGTAATCTTTGACACTCAAAGAACGCAGGACAAAACCAACATGTTCCCCATTATCTTTCGCCTGGAACATTTCGTTCCAATCGATACCCATCTCACTAAAGAGTGACTGTGTGTTCACGAATGCGCGATCAAAGACGATTCTGTGTGCGTGGAGGTCTCGGACTTCGTCATCCGGTTCCCACCATGAACCACCACCCGAGTCCTTGCGGTCGTAAATGACGACTTCGTGTTCTCCTGTTTTCAAAAGTTCCCATGCGAGTGACATACCTGTGGGTCCTGCTCCTACGATGTGAATCTTCATTCTACTTTTAAGGGATATATAATTTTTCGTGCATGAGCGTGTAAAATCCGACGAGAGCCACAGTCAACCACAGTTGGGGTTTCATGTATTGTCGACCCTGGTAAAGAAGAAACAGTGTCAATAATAGATGCGTGGGAATGGGTTTCTCGGGTCCGTATTTGAGGTGAAATCCAGTCATCGCCATCATCGTGAGTATCAACGCACTGAAGAATGAGGTCTGGGAAGGTTTGTACATAAACCATGCGATCATGAGAAGTGCGACGTATGAGATGAAAATCGAACGCCTGAAAAGTTCGCGTATACTATCCACGATGGCGAATTTTTCACCCGTTAAAAGTTTCGATTCCCAGTGTGGACCTAATATGAGATACGAAAGGTACATCACGATGAACAACATTTATATAAACCCAGTTTTTTTACGCTCCTCGGGCGTTCGCAAAGCATACATCACACACAAGAATATGAGGGTCGAGAAAAGGGCGTATTCGATATCCTTGGTCGCACTGAAGGCGATGAGCATGAGGGAAGTGAACCGAAACACTTTGTTATCGAAAAGCACACCGAGCCTGTTGGGAATCTGAATCGCATTTCCCGAGAAAAGACCTTGATACAAGATGATGAGGGAGAAGACAATCGGTTGGGTGCGCACGAATACTTCAGCTGGACCTGTGACGGGACTGAAAAGATTAGCAACTTTTACCATTTATGTAACTTAAGAAAATAAAAAACATTTGTAGAAAGTAGAATGTTATGTGTTGCTCAACATGTACCAGTCAAAGTTCCGAGTAGGAAGTTGAAAACATGGAAGTTTGCTGGTAAGTTTCTATGGAAAAATGCCACTGTACAAAATAAATCTGAATTGGGTCGATGGACGAAGGAAGAACTCCTCGAACTTGGACCAACCTTTGTAAAATTAGGTCAAATCGCTTCGACGAGAGGGGATCTCTATCCACCAGAATTTACAAAAGAGTTGGAATCATTACAAGATGAAGTCCCTCCCGTGGAATTCGATACCACTGTAGATTATGATATTTTCAAGGAATTTGACCCTGTACCATTTAAGTCTGCGAGTATCGGCCAGGTCCACATGGCTGTACTCCAAAACGGTCAAAAAGTTGTTGTAAAATTAAAACGTCCGGGAATTCTGGATATCATGAAGGAGGACACTGATACCATACGCGACATTGTACACTTTTTAGAGCGGGTGGGTATCGACACGGGGAATAGTTCAGGAAGAGTCCTTGACGAGTCGATCGAATATCTGTTGGGTGAGGCGGATTACAAACAAGAGATTAATAACGCCATAAAGTTTCGGAAGAGTATGAAGGATGTGGATTGGGTGAAGATTCCTAAAGTGTACAAAAAGTATTCGAACGATGAAATGATTGTCATGGAGTATGTCCCGTCGACGAAGCTGACGGAGATCACAGACAAGAGGGTGAACAAGAAGAAGATATGTGAAGCCCTGATTAACTCGTATGTCATTCAAACTATGGATAACGGCCTCTTTCACGCTGACCCACACCCCGGTAACCTAGGATTTTCATCTAAGGGTAAACTTGTATTTTATGATTTTGGATTACTTGTACCACTATCCGAAGAACTCAGGGATGGATTTACAAAACTCTTCGGTTTCATAATCATGCGAGACACCGCTGGTATAGTCGATACACTCGTCAAGTTGGGTGTCATCGTTCCAACTTCCTCAGATGTTTCGGATATTGAACTCTTCTTCGAGACCATCTTAGGATACCTGGAAACCTTGGATGGTTCTGGTATCGTGAATGATGATCTCGCCGCACAACTTGCTATAGAGAAACCATTCGTCGTTCCGAGTAGTTTTGTGTACCTCGCCAAAGCCTTCTCCACGATTGAAGGTATTTGTCTCAAACTGGACTCGGATTTCAATTACTTCACCTATCTGGAACCTCTCATTCAACAACAAATCATAGAATCCGTAGATGTTGGTGACATATTCATGAAGACGACAGAAATACCTGGTACGATCGGTAAGATTAATACTGCTGTCACAGGTCTTCAGAAGTCTAGGGGGTCTATGAAACGGTCGATGGTCAAAACACAACAGGAAATTAAGCTCGTCCAATACAGCGTGGTGTGCGCTCTATTGGCTGAGAGATTTGGGGATAATCCACCCCTGGCGATGTTTTTTGTTTTTTGTACCTTGTGGCTTACTTTTCGTAAAAGTCAATAGACTTCTTACCACTCTTCTTGGGCTTATCATCTTTCTTAATCAGGCGATTGTGCTCCTCAAAGTACCCCTTCAGACGACGCTGCTCATCACGGAAAATATCAGAGAACTTCTCTTTGATCTTGTCCACGTCAGCGTCGCGTTCCTTTTGAATCTTCTTACTCAGCCTCTTGAACCCCTTGTTCTTCTTCTCGGCGGCGAATACAGTCATCGTGTTTGTAATGGCAAGCATTTACTTTGTATTGACATTTATTTTTAAGTTCAAACGTCTCAACTTTTCCTGAAACTCGCGGCGCTCACCGGGGGACTCAATCTCTTTCCCAGTGGCGAGTGCCTCAATCTCGGGACCTGTGAGTTGCATCGCATTCACCCTGAAATCCATGAACGCCTCCATCGTGATGGGAACGAGAGGCTTCACCAGTTCAAAGATGGCTGTCGCATAATCTCGAATCTCCTTCTGAGCGTGGGCATCCATACGGAGGTGGAGGTAATGGAGGAGGTTGTGAAGGTTAATTTTCCAGTAAAATTCGGTGTATGTCGACTGAGGTAGGGTACCGCGAGCCTGTTCACGGCAGGCACCATTCTCCAAGAGTTCCTCATAGACATCAAAGGAATGACTCAGTTGCTGAGCCACTTTGTTGTCTAGGTCACCCCTGAGTTCCACCACACCCTCCGAACCTTGGTGATTCACCTGAGACTGACCACGATACGTATCGGGTTCGTAGTACTCCTTGGGAACCACCGAGTACCGAGCAGAGAGTTCATTCACACTGGCGGTGCGGTGTCGAAGGTGTTGTCGGGCAATGTATATGGGCATTTTGATGTGAAATTTGAAGTCGACCATTTCAAAAGGGGTTGTGTGCCAGTGGCGTAGGAGATAACGGATGAGACCACGGTCTCCACGAGAGGTTTTGGTACCGTCACCGTAGGAGACTCGGGCTGATTGGACGATGGACGAATCCAGATCTTTTTGAGGCATGTGATCCACGAGTCTGACGAATCCATGATCGAGAACCTTTTGCATTATACATATCTATCCGTTCAAATCTTTAATAGAGACACTCGTCATCCATTGGCACCTCTCCACAAAAATCATACAACTTGTACAACTTTTCTTGAGCCTTCTCAATCTCAACTCTCGTGTCGTTCATGGCATCCATGGCGTCATCCACAAGTTCCAAGAAGGTATCCAGCTCGTCGAGAGCCACGCGATGGGTGTTCCTGTTAGGCTTCCTCGTGTGGAACGCAGACTTGAGACGCTTGTTACTTTTGATAACCTTGTCGATGTGGGGCTTGTTGACAGCGGACATGCGGATGGAGAGAGACATTTTTCTACTTTAGTTCACTTATTAATTCACTTAGGTTCTTATAATATCTTTTCAAATCTTTCATGAATCTTTTATTATTCTCCAAAACTTCACATTCAACTTTGTTGAGATAAATCCATGCCAAGTTTGATTTGGAATACTTTGTCATCTTTTGATTTTCATTTGGTTTTCGAGCAATCAATTTTGTAGACTTTTTCTTTTTGGAAGCTGGTAAGACTTCAACCCTGTTGACGAAGGAGAGAGCCTGCATCACTGTGTCTGCGAGATCATCTTTCTTTTTGGATTTGAGAAAGTTGTCGAGCCAATGTGCGTTCGTGGGACCCGAACGAATAAATTCTTCACACCTCTGTATGGCAACCTTCTTCCTCTTATTGTACTGTGCCTTCCCCGGACCGGCGACATCAGGAATCTTGTGACGAGCGTCATACAAGATCGTCTCAGCTTTGGGACACCTGATGATAAAGTAGGCATGGAGGAAGTGCATCACAGAAACCATCTTCTTGTTTCGATCGGGTTGTTTCTCGATGAGAATCGTATCGGCTGTCAGGACCCATGGTCTTTCGTCGAGGTGGTTACGAAGAGACACATAGACTCCATCTGCGTGTTGAGGGGGAATACCATCAACATCCCACTCCCGGACGAGGTTCCCAGCCTTGTCGTCAAGAAGACAAAGAGCTAAATTCTTTGTACCAACGTCGATCGAAAGAATCATTGGTATAAAGGATTAATATCCCTTTAAGTTAAGAATGAAGTGTATCGCTCACAGAGGATACTCTCTCCAGTTCAGGGACAATAGTATCGAGGCTATCCGTGAGGCGGTACACAGAGAATACGATGGTGTCGAGATTGATGTACAATTGTGTGGAACGGGGGAACTGGTACTTCATCACGACGTGTACATAGGCAACTATTTCATTGGGGAGTTGTCACTACAAAAACTCAGGGATATGGGTGTGTGTTCACTCAGGGAAGTGTATGATCAGATTCCAGAGATTCGCCGAACACTTTTGATCATCGACATAAAGGGGAGTGATCTTTCTGTGGTGAATGCGCTCACGGAATTTTACAAGACTGAACCTGTACAAGACATTTTCTTTTGTAGTTTCAATCGGAAAATACTTTACAATCTTCCCAGAATGTTTAAGAGAGGATCAACATTTGAGACAACTTTCCATGAAAGTGAATACGAACGAGTGACACACGATCTTCAAGCAGTCGTACTTCATTGGACATGTCTCGATCACGACTTCATATCATATTGTAACACACGCGACATCAAAGTTTACACCTATACACACAAAGAGGACAAAGAGTTGGAGTATATGTATAGGTATGGGGTGGATGGGATAATTACGAATGGATTTTAAAGTTATTTCATGACAACCATCATAACCATCATCATACAACAACAGAGAGACAAAGCACTCGACGAGGCATACATGGTGGTAGAATCTATACCGAAGTCTTTGAATAGATCTCCAAATAAAGCTGTAAAAAGATCACTCGCACCTTCCGCGGCATCCTCGGCTGCACCAGTTAAAAGATTTGAACCAGGGACATCGTAATCGTGAATTTCTTCACACTTATCACCGCAGTATTTACCACAATCCTCAATTTGTGCGGTACACACAGGTTGTTCACCGGGATTGTCGAGCTCTTTGTATATCAGTTCAGAACTTTTCAGGTCACCATACACGTGATCGTCCCAGTTTTCAGGGAGACAAACCTTCATGCAATCTTTGGTCTCTTTCTTAGCGTTGGCATATTGTTGGTCGAGGTAATACAAACCACCAGCAGCGACACCACCAGCGAGAAGTGTGGAAGCGTTTCGCGAGAGAAAGGTGGATTTTTTCGCCTTGGACCCAGCATCGGCGAGATCATCCACTTTCGAGATCTTACTAGCATCACCCAGCTCATCTAGTTTTTTTAGCTTGGCAGCATCATCGAGACCATCTAATTGTCTGGCGAGATTCGGGTTTGCCGCGACTAGGTCGTCCACTTTACGGAGTTTGGCAGCATCAGTGAGTCCATCCAATCGTTGAAATATTTTTGGATCCAAGTTTCCACCGACTCTGGTTATTCCACGGACGAAGCTCATCTTTTATATTGAAATGAGAAAATATTTATGGTGGGTTACATAAAACACCATCGTCGCGTTCGCCTGGTTTACAGTTTTCGTAACAGATACCAGCTATACTCGAAGACCCTTCGGGACACTCCCAGCGATCGTCGAGACCCTTCTTGATGCCAGCCCCACCTTCGGGTTGGCACCAATCGAGAACACCGTTGTATTTGTATTGTCCGTTCGCACCTTTGTTCGAGCATTTTGGGTAGCAGAGGAGACCCTCCTTCTCTTTATCAGCCGGGCACGAACTTAATGGTTTAGCATCACCAGCTCTCGAGTATCGACCTCTCGTTTTGTTACAGAATGCGGAACCCAGGGCACCCGATTTAAAATCAAAATCGGGCAGACACTCCTCGTTGCATGTCGTGCCACGGTCTTTATACCCAGCGCGACAATCGGCACGTTCGTAGAAACCTGCACTGAATGGATTCGATGATTTATTACCGGGAATATACGAGTGAATCCACTGAGTACAATGGAAACCGGAATTTTCCGACCCCTTTGGACAACTTCCTTCACATTCAAGAGCACTCGAATCGTACCCATCGCGACATTTGGGGTAGCACAACTGCCCCTTCTTCTCCTCACCATCTTTACACCCCATAGGACTTCCGGGACCTCTATACACGGGATCCAACCAGCAGTTCACACCATCGTCGCGCATACCCGGAGGGCACGCACCCTTTGTCGCAGGACCTTTCGATTTTTTTGCATACGAAGGTGGAGATGTGAACGCTCTCACAAACTCCCGGGTGACCGTCTTACCGAAGATGAGTTCGGCGACACCTTGTCCGGGGCGTAATTTACAGTCACCACCCTTAAACTCCATACCGTACCGGCTACAGTATTCACGTGTGAAATCACACATTCCACTTTCGTAATTGTACTTGACACCGAGGTCTCGAGGGTTTATAGCCGCCGAAGTCGACTTGAGTTTACGAGACTTTTCGCAGTACGATACCAAAGGACCATAGAATCCGGCGAGTGCCACGCGTGTGGGAAGGGTTTTGGAAATCATCTTGGGATTATCCGATGGACCGGATTCGTACACATAGTACGTGTTCGTGTAAAGAGCCGCCATGGGGTCTTCACCGGCTGGTGGAGGATCTGGTTGCTTAAAGAGGTCGTTGTTCTCGAACCACGTTCCCTTGGCGCTATCATTCCATTCCTGAACACCGCGCTGAGACAGTGTCACACCGACACGATCAGGGGTACTCATCTGCTCATAAATTTCAATCATGTATGCTTTGTTACCAAGAAGTTCCTGGAGTTTCTGGAAAATCAAACGATCACGTTCGAGGTGGAACTTCTTCGAGAGACCTGCCATCAAATTTATGAACGCCTCTGGGATCGGAGTTTCGGCATCATCGATGACCGCACCCGCGTAATCCGCGACGATGGTTAAGAGTTGATCATCCTTTTCAAGTTCCGCCATCAGATGTTTATCCGAAATTTGCGCCTCCATGTGTTCCATAGCAACCTGGAATTCTTCGGGGTAGGCGACCGCCAGTGGGAAAAGTAGGGGATATTCAATTCCTTCAATCTCCAAAGCCTTGGTTGTTTCGTAATCGATTATATTCTTCATCCGATTCAAGAGAGAGTTGGCAGTGTACGATTCATACCCCTCCTTATCTAGTTCATCTAATATGATCGAAACAACATCAAACACGATTGAAACTATGAGAATGGCTAAACCAATTGGACCACCCGCGGCAGCCAACGCCGCTTTGCTCGCCATGGCCGCAGCTTTACCAGCGGCGACTGAAGCTTTAACAGCGGATGCGGCGATTCTCGCCGCTTTGCTCGCAGTGGCCGCAACTCTACCAGCTGACGCAGCGACTCTCGTACCCTTCGCGGCGAGAACACCCTTTTTTATGGCGGCCGTAAGAATCACGTCCAACACGATACCACCACCTATTCCGATGGCTACATTTTTCACCATATCGATTCTCGCGATGTTTGGGTTGGGTGGAGCGCTCGCATCTGGATAACAACATCCATTTTCGAGTGTGTAATTCGGGCTACATTGACCATTTCTCAGAGGAGACACCATACACCTTTTTTCAACTTCATTCGCAACCTGTGTATCGAGTTCATCTTCCATCTCATCTGGATCCAGTCCAGCATCCTCAGCCACCTTACGCACCTGGTCCTTCACCTGTCCAATACTTGTCTCTGTGACACGTGTACGTTTCTGCTGAGATGCAGCACTTTGTTCCGCATTCTCGGCTCGTCGACGTCTATATAAAACCCAGAATAGAAGCATAATTAACAAGAGCATGAAAAACATACCAAAAACCAACATGATTTTCAAACCTTTACCACTTCTTTGGGCTGGTGCCATCATTATGATCTGTGGATTACCTGACATGACCACCTTATAGTATTTAAAGAAAAAAAGGTTAAGCGAAGTATGTGGTGCTGGTGGTGTTGCCATGAATTTAACGCCACACCTTTAACCCTGCCCTTTAAGTACGACGAAAGGCGAAACAAGTTTTATACTTCTGGACATTTCTGTTCCTGGAGTTGTATGAAATCATTTGCTATAGACAAATATGGTCTGACGAAGGGTGGTCTTATATGTGGTAACATCGTGATGATGCGTAAAAAAATGTTCAACCAGATTGGACACGTGAAGCCTGCTCCCAGTCGTTTCTTACTTGAAGAATTTGGTGGTCCACTTTCTATAGAAGCCTTTCGAGAAAACCAAACACGTGACGTGGAAGAACCCAAGGAAGTTCCATGTGAACCACACATTGATAATATCATACCCTTTGTTTCAAACACGAAGCGAATGAATGAAATAAAGAATGCTGCTGTGGATAACAATGCCCTAAAACTAAAGAGAACGAAACCATTACAAAGAAGCCACAACAATTTAGAATCGGCCCTGGGGTTGGTCATTACGCCCAAATCCTAAACTTCTTTTCTGTTTCGCTGTCGGCATCGAAGCTGGTAATTGTTCCGATTTTCGACTATGTACCCATCGCTCACCATCGTGAGCTGACCAACATATGTTGAGTTTTTCTATAGCTTTTCTACATAGAACACATGGTATGGATATCGCGTCGCCGTGAACTGTTTTACGCTCGACGATCATTTCACCATGTTTTCTATGGAGCCACTCTCTGAATTGATGGGGTTTGTACCCCTTCTTCAGACACTCTCGATATAAGCGTCGAATAAGTTGCCTTTCTGCACACATATGGTTATTGCTGATGACGACCGGCCCCTTGGACATGTAGCTCGTCACCTGACAGTATTTCATGGGTGGCAATTGAGACACATGGGACCGTCGTATACAAAATCACATTTTGTACACTCACTTAGGACGTTAATATTTCTTTTGGGTGTAAGACCTTTCGCGAATTTCTCGAGCTCCTTCACTGTGTATATTCCATAACGGACCATCACTTCCAGTGAAGGAAATCGCATTCTATTATGTCTACGTGGCCTATCCTTAAGCGAAACAAGGGAGGCACATTTTTTTAGCTTTGAGCATCGTGGCGAAACCATCAACCATGGGAGGTACGAGAGTCTTAAGAATGATTTCAAATTCAGAATCCTTCTCACCTTCATCAATCTGTTCGATGAGGTGGAACAACACGTTGATGACGAGCTTCTTCTTCTGGGGGCCGGGCAACCTCTTAAACTTTTGAGTCTCCATCATGAGACGACCCAAGATGGGGGGAATATCCTCCTTGGTGAGGCCATCATCGATGTACTCAGTCTTGAGTTCATCAACAGTCTTGACCAGACTTTGAGCATCAATTTTTCCAGAAAACTTTTGTAATATGAGATCCATTTTATTATGTGTGGATATAATAAAATGGACACTATCATTCCAGGTGTTGCCATGAGTCTCGGTCTCGTGCAGTTGTACAGTCAAGTGCGCTCAGTTGATGAGATTGACGTAGACATGAAGAGTACAATTATACTCGGTACAATAACAAGTTCCTTGTGGCTGGTGTATCAAGCAAGGAAATATGGGATCAACGCCACGACACTTTACACGTCAGCAGGTCTCATCGTCCAATTATACATCTTGAATAAGATCTTACTTAAGGAAAAGATTCGCAAGTAGATCAGTAATGAGCACTCTCATTCGTGCGTCTGTCAAGCCAACTGTCACTCCCACCAAGACTGCCAAGAAGAGCGTCTCTTCTACCCGACCCCCACTGCTCACACGTGTTGAGCGCCCGAATGATTACCTTTCGGTCGCCGAGCGCGTGAATGGTCGGGCTGCTATGATTGGCTTCACCTCCGCCGTGATTGATGAGGTCATGACCGGTAACTCTATCAGCACCCAGTTCCATGACAACATCGGCCTTTCTATCGCTGTCGCCAGCTTGGCGTTTCTCGGTACAGCCGCGAACCCTAAGGATGAAGGGTACGTTCAGGGATTCTGGAAGCCCGAGACGGAGCTTCTGAATGGCCGACTCGCGATGGTAGGCATCGCATCACTTCTCCTAACAGAATCGATCCACCCTCATGTTCCTCTATTCTAGAGTCGGGGTGTGTCGCCATATAACTCAAAAATTCAAGCATCTTCACCTTTTCGAGCATCGAAACTGTTCCTGCCCTACGCATCACGTAGGCCAAGAACATCATGAGAATGTAGACATTCTCAGCGATTGGCTTCATACTTTTACTCGTTTAAAAAATTAATTAAATCTTCCCTCGTTTTCTTTTGTTTCCATCCAAGGGATTTCAGCTTTTCGGCGCATATGTAATACCTCCGATCATTAAACGGGCGGTCATCAACATATCGTATCCACTTGTCATAGTCCGTCGTATTCAAAATAGTTTCAATTGCAAGTTTGGTCACTTCCATGATAGTGAGTTCATCATCCGAGGCGATGTTATAGATTTCACCGGGAGAACCCTTCTTCCATACAACTTCAACAGCATCCACGACATCCTCGACATGCATGAATGCTCGTTTAATGTTTGCGCAATTCTTGCCGTGTATCGTACACTTCTTACCCTCTTTCAAAAATCGCTTGAACTTTGGAATGAGTTTTTCGGGATACTGATTGGGACCATAAACGTTATTACACCGGATAACCTTGATATTCATACCAAAAGATTCGATGTAGGATCGAACAATCATCTCCGCAGCTGCTTTAGAAGCCGAGTATGGATTCGTGGGACGGAGGACACCTTCATCTTCGGTGAAAGGGACATCTGTCTTGGACTCTCCATAAACCTCATCCGTGCTGAAATGAATGAATTCCACATTTGGGAGAAATTGGCGACATGCTTCTATGAGAACATGGGTCGCATGAGTATTGTCCATCGTGAAGGAGAGGGCATTTTCGAATGAATTATCGACATGACTTTGAGCTGCGAAATGGAATATGGCATCGAAAGCGTACTCTTTAAAGAGGGTCTCGATAAGTTCGGCATTACCAACATTACCCTTGATAAAGGTGGCAACACCGGGTTCGACATTTTCAACATTTGAGCAGTAATCAAGTTTATCGATATTAACGAAATGTGTTTCAGGATATCTCTTCTTCATGATGTTTAGGAAATTAGAAGCGATGAAGCCACAGCCACCGGTGACCATCACATTACGGAACATTTTCCGTTTATTTTATAGTCGGCAAATTTTTTAAGTAGATTACACACGCGATCGACATCTTCGATCGTCATCCCATGATGGGCACCGAGGAGGAATCCATCCTTCATGATCGTATCAGCATTTTCGAAATCTCCGAGATACTCCCTAAAGGCTGGGTGTCTCGTGATATTTCCAGCAAAAGTGACGCGTGTCTGAACATCATTCTTTTCAAGGTATTTCACGAGTTCAAGGCGTTCTGGGCACTGGAACGGGATGGCAAGCCAATTGGGTTGCTTTGAATCATCAGGAAGTGTATAGTATGGACAATCCTTGAGATTTTCTAGATACCTTTCGATGTTCTGACGTCTCTTCCGGAGAAACCCATCCAACTTGTCAAGCTGTACGAGACCGAAGGCGGCATTCATTTCACAAGCCTTGAGGTGGTACCCCGCGACGCCATAGAGAAACTTCCAGTCGTATGGGATACCATCCACCGAGTGATTGAAACGCTCACTAGGCTCTTCGATGTTGTCACCGATGCGCCCCCAATCCCTAAACATCAGAGATCTCTTGAGGTGCTCAGGGTCGTTGAACATCACCATACCACCTACACCACCCGCCGTGATAACATGACTCGCATAGAAGCTTGTGGTACTGATATCTGTACAGTCTGTTTTAGTGATGGTATCCGCGGAATCCTCAAAGAGGACAAGATCTGGGAATGCCTCGCGAATAGCCTCCCAATCAGGGACATTCCCGATGAGGTTGGGGAGGAGAAGACACTTCGTCTCTGGGGTGACAGCCTTTTTAAGATCTTCAACAGTGGGAACATACGAATTGATACCAACGTCACAGAACACCGGTTTGAGACCGAGTTGCATGAGAGGGGCGACAGTCGTCGCAAACCCACATGCGGGTGTCACCACTTCAGACCCCTTGGGAAGGTCGAGGGCGCAAAGACCTAGGAGGATCGCACTACTTCCGGAATTCACAAAGAGTCCATGTTTCTTTCCAAAGAGGTCAGATACTCGCTTTTCAAATTCCGTAGTGCGGTCACCAAAGCCAGCGAGCCAGCCATCACGAAGACAGTTCTCGACAGCCTTGATTTCTTCTTCCCCATATGATTCAAATTTATTGGGTGCGTACCAAACCTTTTTGGGCATTGTATTTTGATATGGTCGATAACTTTTAAGTAGTCGGTTTCGGGATGAATGTGAAATATGTTACCCGTAACTTTAGAGAGCGCTTCGAGACCTTCTTTTGAATTTTCAAAACCAAAAACAGTGTCATCGCGGTCACCCAGTGCTAAACGATAACACTCTGGGTCGGGTTTCGATTTTTCGTAATCTTCACGGACGATCCATTTCTTCAATTTATTGAGAATAGGAACTTTCTGTTTAAAGTGTTCAACAACTTTTCGATCCGTATTTGTCACGACCGCATGATCTATGTTATTTTCGATGATGAAATGTATGAATGTTTCTACATTCTTCATGGGCTTAATTTCTTCAAAATGTAACATCTCTTTTATTTTTTGACGTCTCAAATAGGTTGGATCTGGGAAATCTTCGAGTATGTAGTTAATTCCACGGGTTGTTACAACCTTTTCAATATATTCCGGACTAAGTTTCAATACTTTAGACCACGCTTGATAATGTAAATAATCTGTATCGAGAAGTGTTCCGTCGAGATCGATGAGAAAAAACATCTTAATTAAAGTATTGTATTGTCTCTAAATAAATGTCAAGAGTGTGCGTCTTAGGTGCTGCCGGTTTTATTGGTAAGAATTTACTTCGAAACACGGACTGGGTAGGTGTCACTCGAGAAGAGTTAGACTTAACTGATCCCGAAGCTGTGAAGGAATATTTCAAGAAACGTGAATATGATGTAGTTATACACTGCGCAGTCATGGGTGGAAGTCGACTGAGACCAGATGATGGTGAAGTGTTTTATAAAAATCTCCTCATGTTTGAAAACGTCGTGGTTGCGTTCGAGGGTAAGCTTATCTACTTTTCGAGTGGTGCAGCCCTTCGTGGAAATCCACCCTCTGATCCGTATGGTATGTCTAAATGGCTCATCGATCGTCGCATAGAGACGTTACCGAATGCATATTCGTTGCGGATATGGGGATGCTATGGACCCGGAGAACCTTCCACCAGGTTTAGTGCGGTGTGTAAGAATGAAGGACACGTCGTTATCAACCAAGATAGATATTTCGACTTTATCGACGTTGAGGATGTTAGAAAAATTGTTCGAGAGTATGCATCATCTAAATGGGAAATGCCAAAAGTGTGTAATCTCGTGTACCCAGAAAAGTTACTTTTATCTCAATGGGCGGAGAAGTTTGGAGCCACGTGGGAAATCGAAGATACTTCAGGGCTGGGGGAGAGTTACATAAAGAAGAGATAAGCTAACAAGAAAATGAAGTTGTTTGACTGTTCTATGCGAGATGGTGGGTACGTGAATAATTGGTACTTCACAAAGGAACATGCCCGAGAGTGTTACAATGCCGTAAAATCATGTGGTATCGAGTATTGTGAGTTGGGATTTAGACGAAAGGAACATACGAACGGTCCATGGTTTTATACACCGGAGTCTTTGGTAAATGAAACTTTTGGTGACATCATCGTACCTGAGTGTAAATTGGCTGTCATGGCTCAGATGGGAACTTTCACAATTGACGACTTTGTACCTAAATCGGAATCCATGATTTCTATGGTCAGAGTACTGATTGCGTACCATTGCAGCGACAAAGATGACTCCAAAATGAATACCAAACTCATTCACGAAACGGTTGAAATGTGTAAAAAGTTGAAGGAACTTGGCTATGAAGTCAGTATAAACATTGGTCGTATCGATAAGATGAGTGATGGACAGATTCAAGAAACATGTGAAATTATCAATGACGCTCCAATCGATTACTTCTACCTCGCGGATACGTACGGTAATCTTGGTATCTACAAAATGCGTTCTATTCTCGATAACGTGAAGAAGTATTTCAAGGGATCTATTGGGTTCCACGCACACGATAATCTCAAGAATGCATCCGTAAAAGCAATTGATGCACTGTATAATGGCGCTGATATCGTAGATGTCACGTTTGGTGGGTTTGGGCGTGGTTCGGGAAATGCAATCTCTGAATATGTCCTCGCCCATATGGAAAATAAGGGAAATTACAAGCTTCTTCCAGCTCTCATTTATGCGGATAAGTGGATCGAGTCCTACAAGAAATCGGGTATCCCGTATCTTCTTTCAGGTATGAAGTCGATGCATGTCAATTACGCGATTGAAGTAATTGAGAAACATGAGAATGTGTCCATTGAAAAGGTCTATGAGGTGTTTAACAAGATCGTAGAACATGAGAAACATCACTTCTATTCATCGGATGTCCTCACACAATATATGTAAAAATTTTTCTTCTTTCTTTGCTATTATTCTGAAGTGTTTCGAAAGTAAATGTGAAAAACTATCCATTGTGAAACAATTGATATGTTCATGCCAAAATTCTTTACTGGCTACATTACTTTCCCTTGGCACTTCAAAATAATAATACTTTGCGGAACCTTTGATTTCATCGATGATCACATTCGGGTCTGGAACATGTTCGAGGACATGCATACATGTAATGAGATCACAATTGAAAAGTGTTTCTGTGATTGGAACTTCTGATTCTATGTCACATATATCATAGACGTATCTTCGAGTTCCAACTTTGGGTGTATTAAGGCCATCATATCCACCAAAATCAATAAGTGTTTCAACATTCGAAACGTGTTTCTCGATAAATGGTTGCGAAACTTCATCTACATATGCATGACGTGCATCAAATACGTCATTCTTATATGTTGGTTCGTAAGATAACCTCACCTTGTTGTATTCTTTACCCCTGTAACCCTGATAAAGACTGGACATTTCTTCATCGTCGAAAAGTATATTCACACCTACAAACCCACATGTTTCACATATGAGTGATTTACATGGTAAAAAATTAACTTGATTTGGAAGTCCATATAAAGAAGTTGTTGTATCAGGTTTCATACCAAAAATACGATCAGTCATGAAAGGTGCTAATATAGCAGGTCTTGTAGTGCATGTATTAGAACTACAGGATCTACAATAGTTTATAAACTTCATTGTAAAATTATTTATTCATCTCTTTAACCCATACATTGTGAAAATGGGGATTGTTCTCATACTTTGGGTGAGGTATAGTGTGGATTCTTTTGAAACCATACGAGGTGAGTGTTTCATCTAGTGTTTCATACCTCTTTGTATACTCTGGCCATGGGATTCCATCTTGTTCATAGATGATGACCCTCATATTCTTGATGGCATCTGGGTTTTCCTCTACGAAATCACAAAAAAATCCTTCGCAATCTGCAACCACACAATCAAAATCGATGTTATACATTTCAGACAATTCATCAAGAGAAACATTCTTAACTGTTGGGTTATCAGTTTCCTTCGTGTATGTCCCGTATTCATGGAGATCAAATTTAGGATCAATAAAAGCTAGTTCATACCCTTTGTTAGAAACAACACCTTCAAAAATGTGAAATTTGCCATTATTGTTGTCTCTGTTTTTTGTCAAAGCTTCTATTACCGAATGATCAGGTTCAACTGCGACATGATGAGTTGGGTCTTCTAGAATATCGGAGATGACACACGAAACAGTTCCATACCGGGCACCCAATTCCAAAACACTCGCATCTTTTGGGACATATTTTCGAACCAAAAACTGCTCTTCAGCCTCATAATCAACATTTGCGGGTTGATTATCTCTATCCACGAAAGACATCTGGTAAAGAATGATTACTCACCTTTAAACACGTTTCACAAATAGATTATCTTCAAGGAACGCATCGTCCAAAAATGGAGCCATCTCTTCGTATGGCATGTTTTTGAATGTCCCATCTGGAAGTGGTTTGTTCGAGAGTCTTGGGTATCGACCTTGAACGTTACACACGATTTCAACAATCACAGGTCCACTTTGGTGACCCAAGTACCTCACGTCGTCATCGCTCTCTACGCGGTAGTAAGGAATAGCGTATGCTTTTGAAATCCTTTCAATATCACAAAACGTGATATCACTTTTAGAACTCGTTCCATATTCTCGTTTGAATACAGCGTTTTGTGTGATTTTGATGGCACCGTACCCATCGTTATTGAACACGAGAATCGTCACCGGCATATCATGGTGTTTGATAGTCTGTAAATCTTGAATGTTGTACTGAAAAGAACCGTCGCCGACGACGACGTACGTTCTCTTACCGTGTAGAGATGCCCCCATGGCTGAGGCTACTTCATACCCCATGTCCCCGTGGCCACTCGTGATGAACCGATCACCTTCCTTGTATCGATGCATGTGCCACCCGACACAATAAATAGATCCTGATGACATGGTCACCACAGAGTTTCCAGGCTTTTCTTTGAAAAATGTATTCAGATGTCTGTATGGACACACGAGGGGACCACTTCGCTCGGGTAATTCTTCTTCCCATAGGTCCTTCCATTCCCGGTTTTTAGCAATCCATCGACTATTTGGAGTGATTGGCGGTAAGTCTAAATCGAAAAAGGTTTTTAAATCCATGTGAAGTTGAATATCAAGTTTCTTTTCATCGATGAATTCACTTTCATCTATATCAAGATAGACAATTTTCGCCTCTCGAGCAAAAAGTTCCCTCTTGTACCCGGTGATACTCTTACACATCCTGGAACCCAAACACAACACGAGATCTGCGTTTTGTATGGCGAAGTTACCCGCGCGGTTTCCGATGAGACCGACCTTTCCCGTGTAATCATCACCTAGATCACTCCCAAAAAAACTCACGACATATGGAAGTTGGTGACGATTCAAAAACTTTTTAAACTTTTCTTTCGTCTTTGAGAGATGGATTCCATTTCCAGCGAGGACTATGGGTCGCTCAGATTTCAACCAAACATCGAGAAACGCTTGGGGAAGGGAAGTCATCGAGACTTCCGGTGGGGGATACCACTCCTCGAGTTGATCCGGAACTTCCATCGATTGAACATCCACGGGGATGGATATCCACACGGGTCCAAGTCTCCCAGTAGTGAGATTGTGAAAACATTCTTGGAGCATTTTCAGGGTATCTCCAGGGTCGGTGAGTTCGGTGGCATACTTCGTCATCGTCTTCACACTTTCTACGATGTCACAATCTGATCCAAAGTACCCTCTAATTTTACCACCATACGCACGAATGTTATCATCACGGTGTACTTGGCCACTGATGAAGAGTACAGGAACACTATCTTGGTAGGCGATGAGACATGGAGTGATCGCATTCGTCGCGCCGCACCCGGATGTTACGCAACACACACTCGGTATATGTTCGTAAGATGACCATCCGAGTGCCGCGTACCCCGCGGGTTGTTCACCATGTGTATAGGTGACATCCATCTTTTCACCGATTATGTCATTCAAATGCATCGCGAAACCACCAGTGACGGAAAAACATCTCTGAATACCGCGTTTGATGAGAAAGTTAGTCACGAACTCCGACACTTTCATTTATCCAATTAAAGGGTACCATCTTTAATTGAGTAGTATGAGATTGACATACACCATCCAAGTCTGTAATGAATCGAGGGAACTTTTTTCACTTTTAAACTTTCTCAGTAAAACAATCGATGAAGAAGATGAGATCAATGTCGTCGCCGATTCCATTAATGTGACAGATAAAGTTGAACACGTCCTCGACCATTTCAAGGAACGTATTAACGTCTTCAAAAGACCTTTCGACCAATTTCACACTAACGCACAGTTTCATATCGAAAAGGCGACTGGTGACTATATTTTCGGTGTTGACGCGGACGAGATGCCACAAGAAATTCTAATCAAAAATATCAAAAAAATAATCAAAGACTCTGGTGCAGAAATCATCGCCGTACCACGTATCAATATCCACCCGGGTGCGACACACGAGTTTATCGAAAAGTCGAAATTTAATGTGAATGATGTTGGTTTTATCAACTGGCCAGATTTTCAGACGCGCGTCTATAAAAGATGTGATCACATTAAATGGACAGATGAGCTTCATACAAAACTCACAGGCTCCGATAAAGTCGTCGGTATTCAAGCCGACCCAAAACTTGCTCTCTGGCATGTCAAGTCTATCGAGAAACAGGAAAGTCGGTGGGACGACTCCGGTGGATTTAAGACACCTACGGGGAGTTTATACGACCTGTTAATGTAATTAAAGCAGTCACAATAAAACATTATATAATGACAGAGTTTGAGAAAAGTTACCTACGAGTATGTGAAAAACTTAAGAGATTTACAATTCCATATAAAACGAATTTAAAAAAGATTAGAATCGGCGACGAATGTGACGGTGGATATGTGGTGGCAGAATTACCTGGATATGACGCTCTATACAGTTACGGATCTAATGATCAGACTGGATTCGAACGACAATTCAATAAAATGTATGGAACTGAATGTTACGTATACGATCATACCATAGATGGAATCACGGATAAACCTGATTTCATTCACTTTTTCAAAGAAGGTGTGAGTGATACAAAAACCCATGACATGGATACTATCGACCATCATATCGAGAAAAATGGTCACACTGAGAGTAAGAACTTAATGGGACAGATAGATATTGAAGGACATGAATGGTCTTTGTTTAAAGATTTCAAGTACATGAATAATTTTTCTCAACTTGTTATCGAATTTCATTTATTTTTTGATATTGTGCGCGCCGAAGAAATTATCGAAGAGGTTTTTGAAAAATTGAGTGAAAATTTTATATGTGTTCACATTCATGGAACGAATGCCCCCTTACAACCATGGTTGGATGGTAATTTTCCAAGAGTATTTGAATGTTCGTTCGTTAGAAAAGATCTCATTGAAACTATGGAGATTGAACCGGGGACATTCCCAATCACTGGACTTGATTACGCGACTGATATAACTCGTCCAGATTTACGTCTCGACTATTGGCATAGCATAAACTAACCGTTTTCTCCACATATCACCATAGTCATTAGTACCTTTCATGTCCGTATTATCCGCCCCACGTGCGTTGTTATATTTACATTTAACGAATTTGACACCACCAAATTCCACAAATTCTTCTGACGTGTGTTGTCCGATCATACACTTTCCCGGGTATGCTCGAACATAGTCTATAGCGGCGTTCATAAACGCACCGGGTCCCGTGGGATACAAACAATCGACACCATAATGTTTCTGCTTCACATTCCAAATAATAAGTTCGATCATTTTTTTAGATATGGGGTGTTTTGGAATAGATCCGATGAACGCATTATACATACATATCTGATTTGGTGGGCAATCGGCACATACATAATAATTCTTGCCAATCTTTTCGAGTGTTTCAACGGGTTCCAGACACACTTGTCGAATATCCGAGTACCACCCACCTTCATTATACATGATAAGCTGGCGTATGAGGTCACATTTATACGCATATGGCTGAAGTGACTCGTATACTTCGAGGACTTCTCCATCAAAATGTTCTTTAATGTACGAAACACAATCGTTCCCAGAATACACCTTAATCTTGTATCCGGGATTCATGCGGTACCATGTCTCGAGTGCCTTTTTCATACCATCAGGTAACGTGGGGAGTTTTCCATCGTCGACGATGAGTACTTTATGTATAACTTTTGGAATCATTACTCACATAAACAATAAAATCTTTAACATAAGTAACATGGAAGAATTCAAAGATGAATGCCAAAATCTTGAGGTTCGAATAGAGGAAATGGCTGTGGATCTTCGAGAACTTCCAACGGATTATAAACTTGCCGAGCGATACACCGAACTCGATCAGGAAGTTTATGAGATGATGGAATGGTATAAAAGAGTAAAACAAGAGAAGAAATGGATGGAGGAGCGTCTAGAGCGCGCAGACAAGGAACTAAGGTTCCTCAACAATGACATTCAGCGTCTCAAATTACGAGAGTTTTCTCGTGCCCAACGCGGAGGGTCGTATTCACAGTTACATCAAAACCAGCATCCTTGAGATTCTTACAAAATGCGACATCTTCCGAACACATATCTTTCAATCCATCAAACTCGATGAGGGGATAGCTAAAGTATGGATACTTCATCTTCTCTAGAACCTCCCTACGACACGCAAAGAAACCCATACCGTTATACGCCACGGAGATGTATTTATCCTCCCTTTCGAGTTCATCAGCTTTCATGAACTCGAATGACCCAGTCTTTTTGAAGTATTCCGTGTCCCAACTCTTCACACATGCGAGGTGTTTCATATCTTGCATCCGATAGAGACCGGAGACGACTGGATACGTTTTGGTATCTTCGAGTAACTCGATGACTTGTTCGGGGGTGAAAACGATATCGGAATCTATCGTGAGCCAGACATCATATTCAACCTGGCCACCAAATGGTTTCTGGTCAGCACCACGAAGTACATCGAGACCGAGCGTCTTCATTCGAGAGAATGAGACAAAACTTGAATATTCGTTCGTGACCATAAAGTCGTAACCCTTCTTGGTTAGGGTCATTAGGGTCTGAGACCAGTTCATGAGAAACGTTCCAGAGAACGTTCGTCCGGGGAGTGCGAGTATGACTTTCATCTCTTCAAAATACTGAGTACTTCTTTAACCGCTGGGTGTCGAACAATATCTTCATCTTCCATCTCTACATGTGTGATGTACTCGAGGTCTTGGCACTGCATTCTATAGATGAGATCTTCAAGACCATTTTCAGAACCGAGGTCTGACTGCTCTAGGTCACCTGTGACGATGAGTTTGGTTCCTTCACCAACCCGTGTCAAAAGCATTTTCATCTGATTGGGTGTGGAATTCTGCATCTCATCGGCGATGATGAGGGTGTTATTGAACGTTCGACCTCGCATGTATCCGAGAGGTTCTATTTTAACAAATCGATCGATTTGATTATATGAAAAATACTGTTCAAAAATGTCAAACATCGGCTTCGTCCACGGTTCCATTTTCTGATCCATATCACCTGGAAGGTACCCCATATCTTCGTCGGCAGCTACGATGGGGCGGGTCAAGACAATCTTAGGGCGTTGATATTTAGCTACATGTTCTAAGGCAATCTGACAGGCCAACATCGTTTTCCCCGAACCCGCCGGTCCAGTTCCTATCACAATAGGCTTGTGGGAACGGAGTGCGAGGGCATATTTACATTGACCGGGGGTTTTGGGGAAGTTCATATACTTTATTAAAGATATTTTCCTTATATAATTTAAATGGAGTTTCACTTTGTAAAATTAAATGTAAATGGAACCTACCTTAGTCTCGTGGACCCTACATCTAAACATAGATTCGTGTGTTTTTCCAGTCATGAAACTGCTAATAAATGTGTAAAATATGTATCATCATTTCGTTCGAAGCATGGTGTGTGGCCATGTTTCGACATGTCACGGGAAAAGAGAAAACTCGAAAGCTCCTCTACAAAATCTAGAACTCCTGAACAGATTGAACGGTATATCGATATTGAGACGTATGATATGAATACAATCGATCGGATCGCGAGTCGAACGAATTCTTCCTTTTACTGTATTTTACATTTTGAAACTAAGGACCTTGGGAATCTTGAATCCATCTCGATGTCTGGGCAGGAGATGGATGCGGTCGTGGATGAAGATGCGTACAGGGACCTGCTTGAATACAACTTAAAAATAAATTGACCTGTACCAATAATGTGTGGCATCTTTGCCCTCTTCGGTGAAGAAGTTGAAGTTTCTTCATACCTCCTTTCTCACCGAGGACCAGATGATTATAGAAGTAAGATCTTGGGAAAATGTCGCATGGACTTTTACCGTCTCGCAATTAACGACCTGACAGAGGCTGGCATGCAGCCTTTCAGGAAGGAAAATGAGATGCTCGTGTGTAATGGAGAAATTTATAATCACCGCGAATTTCGTCGAGGTGATGAGGTAAGTTCGAGTGATTGTGAAGTACTTCTTCCCATGATCAAAGATTATGGTATCACAAAGACGCTTGATCTCATCAATGGCGATTTTGCGTTTGTGTGGACGAATGGTACCCGTGTCATGGCAGCTCGTGACCCGGTCGGCGTGCGCCCACTCTTTTACACGCGTTACTCAGACGGTTCCATCGCATTCGCGAGTGAAGTGAAAGCACTCCTCTTTCTAAATTCGGAAATCCGTATCTTCCCCCCGGGCCACTTTTACGATTCGTATATAGACGACTTTGTCTGTTATCATATGGGGTATTGGCGTGTGAACAAATATATCAAAACGAGGTATCACAATAAGATTCGCGACACTCTTGAATCTGCGATACATGAGCGCATCGAGAATACGGAGCGTGACACAGGGTTTCTTCTTTCTGGTGGACTTGATAGTAGTTTGATCGCCTCAATCGCAGCTCGTAAACTTGGAAAGATTAAGACATTCTCGATTGGTCTCGAGGGAAGTCCAGATCTCGGAGCGGCTCGTAAAGTGGCGGAATACATTGGTAGTGAGCACACAGAAGTGAAGTTTACGGTACAGGAAGGTATCACCCATGTGAATGATGTGATTCACACACTCGAGTCATACGACACGACGACTGTGAGGGCGAGTACTCCGATGTGGCTTCTCTGTAAGTACATCAAGCAACATACTCCTTGTCGATATATCTTCTCAGGTGAGGGAGCCGACGAGATCCTGGGAGGATACCTCTATTTCCATAACGCACCGAGTGTTGATGAATTTGCTTGTGAAAACATGCGTCGTCTTCGTCTGATTCATCAGTTCGATGGGTTAAGGGCGGATAGGTGTGCGGGGGCGCATGGTCTCGATTTAATCGTACCCTTTTTGGATAAAAACTTTATCGATGTGTGTATGTCGGTCAATCAGACACACAAAATTGACAAAGTTGAGAAACGCATGCTTCGTGAGGCGTTCGAGGGATACCTCCCCAAGGAAATTTTGTGGAGGCAGAAGGATGGGATGAGTGACGCGGTGGGGACGAACTGGGTCGATGAGATTAAAAAGTATGCCGAAGATGAAGTGGATGACACACTTTTTAGAGAAACGCGGGCAAAATCGCGTGGTCACAATACTCCTTTGACGAAGGAGGAAGCTCTGTACAGAAACATCTTCTGGAAGATGTACGGGAAAGATAATGATCACCTCATATCCGAAATCTGGAGACCTAAATGGACCGATGTCACGGATCCAAGTGCGCGTCTACTTATAGAAAAGAATCCCAAGTAATATAAATGGCACATTTTGTCAGGAGTTTCGATTGTAAAAATGAGGATCATGCCATGTGGCTAAAAAAGATCGGAGGTGTGATGGCTAGGTCTATGAGTGGTGACCGCGTCGATGTACTCAGTGTCATAAACGATAACCCTCTCCCTGGTAAGCCTACGATTGAAAATCCAATCGATTTCGCGTATGTACATTTTCAACTCTGTATGAAGTACGCTAACGCGGTATTAAGCGGTGAGGCTTTTGTACCGAAAGTACTCGTCTAAGGTGAAGTCTTGGGGTTCAGACTGTTCATCCATTCGCACGAGTAAAATTTTACCGTATACCTCTTCTACATCAAATGGATGTGGTAAAACGTTTTCGTTTTTCGTTTCACCATCTTCAGGTTTCATTATGACAACGTCTATATCAGGCCATTGCCCGATGAACGTTTGTCGCCCTTCGAGTATCTTGAATATTTCATTCTTGTGAGGACTTATATCCAGTTCTATCTCTATTATGTCTCCTAGTTTCTCACGAATGAGAATTGCCTTGTTCATCTTACCGTCTATCCATAAAAAAATATCCACAAAATATAAATGAACAACAGGTATTTATTAGCGTTTGCTATACTGATCGTTTCTCTGTGGATGATACAGAAATCCAAAGAAAAGTATCGCTCTGGACGTAACGCGTATCGCTACGGTTTCGTAGACACGAACCCATCTCGCCGTGTATCCAACGCGTTTGATAGTCCAAACATCACCAATCCTTACGAAGGACTTCCACTTCCCTAAGTGACTTATAAAAATAAGAAATAATAAATACAATGGAAAACAAAACTCGACAATTCGTGATCGAGCGGTTGGCCACACTTCTCGAGATTCCAGAAGATAGTACTACGTGTATCAATCTCGAGAAATGTATATTGAATCATGCGACGGACAGGGCACGGGAAATGGGTGAAGAGGCAGCATGGGATAACCACAAGTACAGTAATATCTACAAGCACAAGTTTTTATCTCTTCAGAAAGGTTTGAAAGACAATCCAACATTGAAAGATAAAATCACTCAGAAAATACTGAAATCGAAAGATGTCATCGATATGCGACCCGAACAATTGTGTCCTGATGGTCTGTACGCAAAACAAATCGAAGTCAAAATTCACAAGGATATGAGAAAGGAGTACTTGAAACGTGAGATACAACAACAAGATGGGTTCTTCAAGTGTGGCCGTTGTAAATCCATGAAGACGACGTACTATGAAATGCAGACAAGATCTGCTGATGAACCGATGACTGTATTTGTGAGCTGTCTCAATTGTGGTCGAAATTGGAAATGTTGAGATAGTGTGTAGAGGCTGTGAGATCGGTGGGCATATCGCCGACAGATAGTATGAAATTGTAAGGAAGATTCTGTTTCATCAGATGTTTTGTTTCCGCACTCGTAAACCCTAGATAGTCGTACCCGATACCATACGCTTTTAGTTGTTCGATTGTCCATCGAATGACATGCCCTATACCAGGTCTTGCCGTGATGATGACAATTTTGTACCCCATTTGTCCAGCTCGATGTAACAAACGTATGATGGGTATATTTGGACGACCATCCGTGAAGATGAGTGTATCATCTATATCAAACATGACAGCATCCATGGGCCTCATTCTTCTGTTTGATATATAGTGAATACCCCAATTTTCCAGGTTGTCCATTTACTAGTATTAAAGATTTAAATTTAAATCCAAACAGCCATGATCGTCGATGTTCGATGTGAAGATGGCACTACACAGATTGCCAAGACTCTTTTAGAAAGTGAAGATTCGTACAAGGTGCAGTTTCTTGAACGAAACAAGTATAATTTGTACGAGTTTGTCGATGAATGTGAAGATGTCCCAAGAGAAGCCGTATCGGGTTTCTATGACGTAGAGAATCTTGAGGATACGCATCTTTTTGCCAGGCATCCACAGGGATACGAACTCATCGATGACAGCGAAGACGAGGATTTTGAATGTAGCGACGAAGAATCTTCTGAGAGTGACGATGTCTCTCTAGTTGACGAAGACGAAGACGAAGCCTAAGTATGTCACGGACATGTCAAATTATCAGATGGAATATAAAGAACCCAAGAAACGTGTGACTAAAAACGATAAGAAAAACAAGAAACAAGTGTATTCACAGAAACACATCAGAAACATACTTAAACAACAAGAGGCATCTTCGATCAGGAATAAGAATGGCTCCATACACCCCTCCGGTGACGCACTACTCCCAAATGGACGTATCGATGTACCGCGAAGATGACGTCTTCGCGTTCATCGGCAAGACTGGGAAGCGATTCTACTGGCTTACTCAGAAGCTGGGACTGGAGTATCTGTGGTATGATAAGGAGCGCAAGGTTATCGAGATTTGGGGTCCGTTTTACACACATCAGAATCAGCAATCTGCACATTTGATTCGGGCTGAACTCGATTTTTTTACACAACCTAAGTTAGAGGAAACTTTCACAGAAAAACAAGATGAACATGTTCAGGCCTCCGTCGAAGCGTGTTAGATGCCCTCCTCCCACTCGAGGAGACAAACCTAAAGAGGGAACGTTTTTATATGACATTATTACTCAAAAACCCACCGAACATTTTACGTTTCATAAACGACCCGTGTATAACCAAGAATCGTATCTGAGAGCACTCGAGGAAAACAACAAAAGGTTGGGTATCCCGTATACAGAACTTCAATTACCGGAGGCGACACCTTATCGAGCACCCTTAGAATCGAATGAACCTGTACTTATTTACGGTGATCGCATTCAAGTCAATATTCGGGTACTCAAAAGTGGAGTCGTACGGGTCAAGGTGAATTGCGCGATTGCGATGATGTATGAGAAGTACTATCGTCGTGGACTTCAACCACCATTCAAGACTGTCTTACAGGCATATAAGTCTCATGGTTTTAGTCCAGAATTCTTGGAAAAAATTAAGAAAAGTTACGATAGGAAGATAGTATACGCTAAGAAGGTTCCGGCGATTTTGGCGAAGATATTTGACAAAGAACCCGTTAAAAAAATTAAAAAGAAGAAGGAGGAAAAGAAGATGGAAGAAGAGGATGAAGAACCCGAGCCCGAACAGGAACAGGAAGAGGATGATGTTCCCGGAGATGAGGGTGAACTTGATGTAGAGCCGGATGAAGAGCCTGAAGAAGAAGAGTATGTTTCCGAACCAGAAACCTAAGTAGAATCTAGTATGTTATTAAATCATCTTGAAATGTTTGTGACCAACGTTGTCCTTGCCAACCACATCCTCGACCGTGGCTTCTTTCACACCCTGAAGGAAGCGACGTATCACGCCAACCAACAAACAAAAGAGAAAATCTGGAAACTTCCCAACGGATCTGTGTTCTTCGGAGACGTTGAGGTGAGAGTGTACAACACCGACGACTACAAGAATGAACATTTTCTTTCTTTCGTTGATTCCTGCTGAAATCGCCGCGATGTCATGTGACCAGCATGTTGTCAAGATTCAGTTGGAGATTTGTCAGATGTTGTATACTGCGTGGTTCTTTTCGAATCAGCAAGAGTACATCCAAGAAAACGCACCCTTCACCAAAGATGGAAAGAGGAGAGGGTATCGCCCCGCACACTCGAAGCACCCCATGACCATGTGGGTTGGTTCGAGCCTCAAAAACTATATCTACGCGTGTGAGATTGGGATCGCTTTGACCCTCGAGTACACACGTAGATATGGTAAGGTGCACACATGTGCCGAGCATCTGGTATGGCTGAGAAATCATCACCCTTCACACTTCGAAGAGCGTAAGAGCGAGACGGCGTATTACTCAGCGGAAGGTATTCCCGAATGTATGCCTGAACAGTACAGATGTCCGAGTATTGTTGATGCGTACCAAATGTACTACATGATGGAGAAGATGGGGTTTGCTAGGTATAGAGATATATAGCCTCTGGTTTTTCAATTGGATTGTCGTATCCCAGAGACTTTAAATAGACATGTACTTCGTTCTCTTCCGTAAAATCGTGAATTTCGATTAGTATAGCTGGTTTATGTTTCTTAATTGTCTCTGTCGCACCTTTGAGAACGTTCAATTCATGCCCCTCCACATCAATCTTCATGAGTGATGGAACACCATCGTAGATGTCGTCGAGTCGTTCACAATTGACCATAGTCGGTGTGACTTCATAATTTTCGTTTGTGTAGAAACCAGTACCACCGTAGTTTATATGCGCATTGGACTGACACCCCTGGAGTGGTATGTAAATTTCCTTCTGTTCTTGTGTATCAGAAAGGGCACATGGAATTACCTGAACCTGGTGTCTTAATGTATTATTCTCGACATTCATTTTTACAATCTGATGAAACACGGGTTCAAATGCGATGACAGGTCCATAATCCGAAAACATGAGCATGTTGTACCCGATGTTTGCGCCGATGTCAAGAATATGTGTACCGGGTTTATGATACAAACGTGCTTCACGACGCATCCATCGATCCCATTCGTGCCCTTGTGTGATCGATGGACCGATGTACTCGTCGTTTGCGATTACAGTCACGTCGTATATCCCATTATTGATTTTCAAAAGTTTGAGATCCATATACTTAAAGTTTGATCCTACCTTTAACCACTTAAAAACGTGACGTCATTGTAATGAAACGATGTTCAGCATCGCAAATAATTTTACGGCTCCCCCTGTCAAAATCGCATCTGAGCGTAAGCCTGAGTATCATCCAAGGACTTACAGT